GCTTGATGCCGGAGAAGAATGGCAGAGTCTATCGTCTCCGTTCTCTACCACATCCAGCGAAGACATTGACCGCTATATCTCGATGCTGCTCCAGTTCAACGGAATCAACAAGAAAGTCGTTGACGGCACGGCAACCGGGGAAGAGATGGAAGTCTTCTACAACAAAACCGTAATACCTAGAAACGAACAGTTCGTGAGCGAATTGAACTACAAGATATTTAATAAGACATCAATCACTCAAGGGCATAGGATCGAATATTTCAGGAACCCATTCGAGTATGTCTCGACCGAGAAGGCAATCGATATCGCCTACAAGGGAGCGATGGACACGACTACGAACGAGAGACGAAGAATGATCTACAAGCTTCCGCCGATCGAAGGCGGTGACACGCTGATGACGAACAAGAACTTCGAACCATTGGCGATGGATCTGCAAGAAGGCGAAGTGGTCACAGTGGATAAGGAGACACAGAATGAACAAAATTGAACGAGTCTATGATGTCGAATTCAGAGCATCAGAACAAGACAACAGACAAGTCGAAGGATATGCGGTCGTATTCAACCAACCTACAGATTTGGGATGGTTTGTTGAAGAGATCGACCCACACGCTTTCGATGAAGCAGATATGTCCAATGTTTACTTATTGGGCAACCACGATGAAAACATCGTACTAGCCGGAACCTCAAACAACAGTTTGAGTTGGGATATAAACGAGAACGGCATCTATCAAAGATCGTCCATCGTTGACACAAGTGTCGGTGAAGACTGGTTGAAATTGGTCAAAAAAGGCTTAATTAACAAACAGTCATTTGCTTTCACTATTGCTGACGGCGGTGAGTCATGGTCGGAGAGAAATGGCAAAGACTTCCGTTTGATCACAAAAATCGATAAGGTCTTTGATTTCTCGCTTGTAACGTATCCGGCATATGCTACGACTTCCGTTCGTTCAGTAACTGACGAGTTGGCTGAAGAACACAGAAGAAGAAAAGAGCAATCCGAAAGGATGGAAAGGATCTTAAATGGAAAAAATGCTTAATTCCGCAATGGTCGAAGAGAGAATGACCGAAATTGCAGAAAGAAGAAATGCCATCGTTGATGAGATCGATTCCAAGAAAGCAGAATTCGAAGAAGCAGATACCGAAAAAAGAGATGAACTTCTCAACGATGTCGAAGCTTTAACGAAGGAAGCAGAAGATCTTGATAACGAAGCAAAAGACCTTGAAGAACAGAGAAACACATTCAAGGCACAAGAAGAGAGAATGTCTCTCTCCGCAAATCTCTCAAAAGTAAAAATCGAGGAAAGGAAAACACAAATGGAAAATGTCGATGTAAGAAGCACTCCCGAATTCGTCAAAGCTTGGAGAAAAGCAGTTGAAGAAGGCGATGAAAAGAGCATGAGGTCTTTACTGACCACTATGAACGAAGGCACCGCTCCGGTTCCTACCTATCTGCAGGGCAGAGTCGAAGCAACTTGGGAAAGACTGTCATTACTGAATGAAGTTTCTATCACGAACTTCAAGGGCATCCTTGCGGTTCCGTATGAAGCTTCTGTAACCGGTGCAGCGATCCACACAGAAGGCGATGAAACCGCTCCGGCAGAAGAAGTACTGACGATTGGACAGACATTGCTGCAGCCGGCAATGATCAAGAAATGGCTCCGTGTCTCGGATGAGGTTGAAAGTCTCTCTGATACCGAGTTCATGAACTACATTGCGGATGAGATCATCTATCAGATCAACCTCTTCCTTGAAACCGCAATCGTAAGCTCCAACGCTTCAAAGGGTGTCAAGGGTATCATCAATTCCGCTCTTGCAGTTTCCGTCACCGATGCATTGGATTTCAATTCCATGAACGTAGGTCTTGCAAACCTGATCGAAGCAATCGACCCGATTGTTATCGTCAACAGAAAGACCTTCTTCAACAATATCATGGGCTTAACCGATCTGCAGCAGAGACCGATCTATCAGATCGCTGCCGACAACGCTGGCAAACCGCAGTACTTCGTCAATGGCGTAAGAGTTCTGTTCAACAACGGCTTGAAAGCGTACGACAATGCATCTGCTGGTGAAGCATGGGCAGTAGTCGGCGATATGAAAGCATATCGCCTGAACTTACCGGATGGCAGAATCCCTACAGTTCTGTACGATCCGTATACCGAAGCAGAGCATGATCTGAACAAGTATGTCGGCAAGTTACTGGCAGCCGGTGATGTTGTCAGACCTAACTCCATCGCCGTTCTCAAGAAGGCAGCTTAATGAAGTGCAAGGTTATCAGTAAGTGTTCTCTTGTTGTAGAGTCCGGGTCTATTGTCGAAGTCGATGAAAGACAGTTTGAAGCAGCAAGGAATGTTCTTGTTCCAATGGACAAGGCAGAAGATACCGAAACACCTAAAAAAGAAACAAGAAAAAGAAAAAAATAAAGGGGGTCTACAATGGCAGTAGCTACAATAGACCAAATTATTGCTGATGTAAAAAATGTTTTGCCGATCTACGATACCGAACTGTACGACAATGATCTCTTGGTCGTTGTCAACGGTGCGGTGCATAAGTTAGAAATGGAAGGTGTGCCTAACTCGTTTGATTATCAAACGCCGGCATACTACGATTACATAACTTGTGTCCGGTATCAGGTCGCTAGTGATATGGATCTGGACATCGACATTGAAAGGTTAAAGGCTCAATACATAACAAGAGCCAACACATTGAGATGTACGTTAAGTCAGTAGTCGAATTGATTTATGAAGGGCAGGGGAAAGCCGAGAACGGCTCTCCCCTTGCACTTTATGTCTCTCAAACTGTTCGGTGTGATGAAATGGAGACATTCTCCACAAACTATTACAACGATCAGCAAAGGAACATGAGATTATCACGGAACCTTATTGTACCAACATATCTCACCAAGGATATTATTCAGGACGGCAAACGGTACGAACTGATGTACTGCAATTTCGATAACCGGAAATACAAAGTCCGCAATATCCTCAAAGTCCGCAATACCAGGCAACGGATGATCCTCGATATCCAAGAGGTGGAGTGATGAAGAGATCATACACACAGAAAGAGATCTATGACTATCTAGTCGCAAATCCTCTCAATATCGATGTTCACATTGGCGATCTCGAAGATATGAACGGGAAAGATTATATCTTCCTCGACTATATGAACGATGTCGCAATGTTGAGAGATAACAATGCAGATTATCAGACCTTGATCCAAATATCCGTATTAACAAATGATTTTGAAGATCGCAAAACATTGGTCAATTACATCAAAGAAGAATTTTTATCTGCTCCAACCTATTCAAAGAGCGAGGAATTCGAATACTATCAGGCACAGTTCACCATTGGGGTGATAATCAGTGGCTAAAAATGTCACATGGGATGGAAGCAAAAATCTCAAGATCTCTGCAGAGGTAAAATTCAACAAGATCATTGATGAAAATGCCGAAAAATGCAGACAGAGAGTGAAGTCTTTCTCCCCGGATGGAAACAGAACTAACAAGAAATACAAAGACGGTTGGACTCTTCTCAAAGGAAGAAAAGACCGGGATCAGTATTATGTCGAGGTTTGGAACGAAACGAACTGGCAATTGACCCATCTGTTGGAGAACGGTCATTTGATCGTCAACAAAAAAGGAGGTGTCGGTTGGGCAAGTGCAAAACCTCACATTCAAAAAGCTTTAGATAGTGTTAAACAAGGATTCATCAGTCAAATGGAAAGAGCAGAAGTTGAGATCGATATCGAATGAAAGGATGAAGCATGGGAAGAATCGTTCATGGAAATAAGAACTTCGGCTATGCACCGATCAACGTATCAGGCAACACTTTCTCGTTCGGCACACCGGTAATGCTTCCGGGCATGGTGTCGAGTACGATGGAAGTCGAGCAAACTGACACAACGATCTATGCCGATGATCGTACCTACTGTATGGTCAAGGGTGCAAAAGCAAGAACGCTTGAAGCAGTGTTGAGATATATTCCTTCAGCATATGCGGAATACCTTGGCTTCCATGTCAATGCGAATGGTATGGTCACCGATACCGGTGCATTCCCTAACCATTGCATTTTCTTTGAATCGGAAGAAGAAGACTGTGACACCGGAGAAGCCACAACGACCTTGTGGTACATCTACAATGTCACCGGATCCGAACCGACAAGAGAAACTACTACAGACGAAGAAGAGGTCACACCGGCAGAAATTACAATCAATTATGCCGCTGCCGATTCGCAGTTCGTAGTGGATGACACCGGAGCTTATTGCCAAGTGGGTTACGTTACAAGAACTGAAGAAAACAAACTGGTCTACGATACATTCAAGACCACAGTCTTGCTGCCGACAACGTCAATGTAATAAAAAAACGAAAGGAAATGGGGAAGTGCAATGCTTCCCCTAATTTTTGCAATGAAAATATTCACTTATACGTTTAGAATTCCAAAACTGTCAATTGAAAACGGAAACCTTGTAGAGAACGGCTACACTGAAGAAACCTGCACGTTCACTTTATTGCATAAAGGCTTCGGTCTTTATGAAGACATCACCGGGAAACCATTGATGTCGAAATTACTGGAACTTGAGAACTTTGAAGACTCTTTAGAAAAGATGATTTCAAAGGAATTCATCTCAAACCTTGCTTGTGCATCCTACATCAAGATCGAAGGTGATAAGTTCCACAACAACAGATCTACGGCGGAAGAATTCAGAAAGAGTGCCGTATATTCCAAAACCACAGAGGATGTTGAATTTATTAAAGGCTTGATCCAAATGGCTTTGGAATGCATCACGGATGCAAACAACATTAGTAAAAAACAGAAAAAGACAAACGAAAAAAAACAGTAGTCTCCTATGCGAAGATGGTCGCTTTGCTCTGTGCATTGGGAATAGATCTGCGATGGGCTGATGATCAATACTGGTCAACATTGCTGCGAGTCATAGGAGAATGCAAACAAATGCACACACCAAAGAAGAAAGAAAAGGTATCTGCAAAATCTATGCAGAAATTCATTAAGGACTAAAAAGGAGATGCCATGCCGGAAACAAAAGGTATAACGATAGAGTTCTATGGGAAAAGCATCGAACTTGAAAATACACTGGATGATGTCAACAAAGGTTTAAGAGCGACCAGGGCTGAACTGAATGACTTCAAAAAGCAGTTGAAGATTGATCCTTCCAATGTCGAAGCACTTCAAGGCAAATTCAAGGCGTTAAGACAAGAAGAAGCTCTTATCAACAAGCAGATTGAAATGCTCCGTTCTGACTTGTCTAAACTCGACAAGGAAGATATCGGTGGAGATAAGTGGATCGCTCTTACCAAGGAAGTAAACAAAGCAGAAACGAAGCTACAAGCCGTCCAAAGAGAGATCAGCAACATGGATGGCGGTCAGCTTGATGAACTTGCAAATTCCTCTAAAAAGTTAAGTGATGGTTTTGTTGAAGCATCGCATGGTGCGGTATCGCTCGGCACGATCATCGCTGCGAATCTTATCAGTGATGCGATCAAATCCGGTCTGCAGTTCCTTGTTAACCAATTAAGACAGATCCCCGGAGAACTTCACGAATGGGCAGATGCCTATAGAGAAGTACAAGTCTATGAAAAACAGTTTGAGTCAAACCTCAAAAATACTGCCGATGCAACAGATGAGCAGATCGCTTCATTAAAGAAACTTGCCAAGCAGAAGGAAAGAACCGGAGTTGTTTCATCCAAAGCTATTACATCCGCCTACCAGGAATTAGCAACCTATGTCGAAAGTGCGGATGCTATCGAAGGTCTTACAGACGCATTGACCGACATGGCAGCTCAACAGTATGGCGTGGATGCCACAGACGAATCAGTAAGAAACCTTGCGACTACATTGGGCAAGGCTCTTGCGAACGGCGACTATTCCGGTCTTACTCGATTGGGCTATGGCTTTGATGAAGCACAACAGAAAATAATGAAATACGGAACGGAACTTGAAAGAGTTGCCGTTCTTAACGATGTAATAGAATCCTCTATCGGTGGGATCAACGAAGCTCTTGCACAGACTGATGAAGGCAAACTCTTCGCAGCGGCACAATATTTCAATGATTTAAAAGAATCAATCGGTGAGATGATCTCTCAATTGGAGATCCAGTTCGTGGAAGGAATTATGCCGACATTACAGGAGCTTCTCGACAATGTTCTTGTATGGATAGACGAACATAAAGACGAGTTCGTTCAGTTCGTTGCAGACATCATTGGATGGCTTACAAGCGATCAAGCAAAGCAGTGGTTTGAAGATATCGGTCATATGGTTGATGACCTATGGGAAGCCATAAAAGCCTTAAAAGATATCATCATAGATATCGGTTTGGTTGAAGGAGCTTTATGGGCTTTGGGCAAAGCCGTCGAATTTGTAAAAGATCTCATTATAGCGATCCGGGATGCCTTGAGAGAAATAAAAAACGAAGGTTTATTTAACTGGATGAGAGGAAACTATGAATCCTATGACTTCTCTGCCGGCGGTGATTCATGGACACCTGGATGGTCGGGTGGTTATGGTGCCTTGAATTCCGGTGGATATGCGAGTGGAGGAATATCGTTAAATGCGAACTTCAATGTCACCGCAAATAACGTGACCAGAGCGGATGTGCAGAATTGGGCATCATGGTTGGCGGATGACATAAACGAAGAACTTGGAAGGAGAATCCGGTAATGGCAGACTATAGAAAATTTTGGTTGATCAACACATTGGGAAACCGGTACGACTTCACAGAGAATATCGACATTTTCTTGCATAATCCTAAAGGGTTAGGTTTTAAAAGATCGTTTAAATCTATCTCCGTAGGAAATAGTGAACTTGTAACTACACAACAGTTCAAACTAACAGATATCCAGGGCGAACTGTTATTCATGCAGAACACAAACGGATCCAAATATGAGAACTATCAAAAGTTTATTCAGTTTGCGAAGTTTAAACCTTTAGAGTTCCATTATCAAACACCAAACAACCTCGTTTCATACCATTGCGATGTTCTGTTTACACAGATAGATAAGACAGAAGTAGATGAAGATGGAATATTGAAATGCCCTGTAGTTTTTCACAGATTAACCGAATGGCTTACCGACCAAGACGAAGTCTACATCTTCAACAATGAACCATTAGACGAGGGCAAATATCACAACCTCATCTATGACTACCACTATGCAGGAACTAACCTTTCGAATAGTGTAATCTACAACAACGGAACGGATGATGTCGGCTTTATCTTTGAAGTCACGGGAAACGTACAGAATCCGCAGTTCTCACTTACCCAAGGTGGCGAGACATATGGAGTCTGCAAGATAAATGGAACATATGACTACGTTCAAATCGATTCCGTGGAGAGAACGGAGTCAATCTACTTGGAACAGAACGGTTCGGTCGTAACAAATCCCGAACAGTACCAAGACTTCACGATAGCAAACGGGCAGTCTTACTTAACGTGGTGCAAGTTTAAAGTCGGGCAGACAATCTTCAACTTTACTTGCGGAAACATCGAGACATTTGACGGAAACGTAATTATTCGATTCAAGACGAGTTATGCAACAGTATAGGAGAGATACATGGCAAGATTATCGCAATTTGCATCATCATCGGCAGTAACGCTATGTACTATTAACGGTCGTATTTTCTACAAGAACCAAAGTGGGTTTGCTCTTCTTGGTGTTGTGCCAAAGACATCTTCGTCTTCGTCATGGGTCGCTCCTATCCTTGTATCGACAGACTCCAATGCCGTAAGAACGACAACGAATGCGGGTGGTGATTTAAGGTACAACAGTACCACTACTTACGATAGCAAGACTTGGTATGTGAATTCGGGTCAATACGCTTTACAAGGAAACTACAATCCATCGGGTTCATTCACTCAAAGAGTCGCAAGTGCAACAGAGTTACTAAATATGTACTACTCTCTTGTCACAGTAACGGCAGGGGATGGTGGCACGGCTACAAGAACCATGAATGAGTTTAGTGCAACGCTTACTGCGACACCGAATTCGGGATATGCTTTTGTAGGATGGTATAAAGACGGAACACTTGAATCGACCGCAAATCCGTACACAATAACGGTAGATGATTCCGTCAGTTATACGGCGATGTTTAGAGTCAATTATTCCGTTACGTTGGATTATGATTCATCGCTTGGCGAAGCATCCTACCAATGGATTTCTGCAACACAAGTCACATTCACCGCATCACCTAACTCAAACGGACAGTTTGTCGGTTGGTATGTCAATTCTTCCAATGTTTCCTCATCAACGAGTTACACAAGAACCATCTCGTCGAATTTAACAATCGAAGCAAGATTCGACAGAGTCTATTCTATTGACGACCGAGTCGATGGCGATGGAGCAATCCAGTACACAAGAGGAACAGACAAGAACGATGTTACGTTCTCCGTAATTCCCGATGCCAACAGACACTTTGACCGATATGAAGTCGAAAAAGCCGTTTCAAGTTTCTTCCCGAACGGAATGAAATCGGCAGGAAGTGTTTATGATGAACTGACACCTAACCAAGCAATACAAAGAATTGGCGTGGTTGATTTAGGAAGTTTGAATTGGAAATACGTTTCTGTTGAAGGACAACAGAGATTCTATGTTGATGATTTG